CTCAACTAAAAGGGCCAGTGACCCCCACCCGTGACATAGTCACTTGTTCTGGAATTGGATTAGATCCAACTGTCCTCGTAATGTGGCCATGAGGCCACAAGACGTGCTTTGCTCCGCAACACATATCCGGTTTGTCGCATTATCTGGCCTTTCGACCGCTCTGACGAGCTGGTGATTAGCTGGGAATAGCGCGATTCGGGTTTTGTATCGTGAAGCAAGAATGCTAGGGCTCCATCAGGTTTTCTTGCGAATCCCCGACCTCGGGCGCTGTAACAGCGTTTGAGGGCTCTAATTCTGAGGCATTGGCCAGTATACTGGACACTTCCGACGAACTCGTCCCGGGAGGCGTGGATGACATTGTCACCTGCGTCTTTTGGGCCGAAGAAACGTAAGTTGTGCGGTATCCGTTCAACAACTGAACACCAAATCCGGAAATAAGCGCCGTCGCAAAAGCCAAAAAGGCCAGAACGACGAGCACAACCCCGGACACGGTTAGCCAGTTGATAAATGCCTTCCAGATCATCGTTTAACTCCTTGAAAAAGATAGGGCGTACGTCTTGGCCGTCGAAGAAGTCGTTTCCACATGACTCCTTAAACAAACCATCAACAAACGTTTTATCAGTATTCAAAGTGAAACCACATGATTCAAGAGCACGACAGACGTCGTGCCCTATAGTGTGGCTAACAATGATATCATCACCAAAAACCGAAAACTGTGCCTTGAGGTTACCCGTTATGCGTGTTACAGCATAGCAAATAGCCCGGAAGATCCAAGTCTGAAGTTCAAAGGTGAAGCCATTCCCCATCGAGCTGAATTTCTCCAGCTCTACGATCCTACCATTGATTTTCGTCCGCTTAGCGCGAATGTTGTCGAGGTAGGTAAACCAGTCATAGGGCAACAAAGCCTTGACCAAGTTATAGGAAATAGTATCGGATGCAGAACTAAGATCGATGGTAGCTAGACTACCGTCTTTTGAACCAAGCTTAGCCAATTTAGCATGCTCATCTGGCACGTGGTTGAGGTCAACACCTTCCTTTTCAAGAAGAAGTTGCCGTAGCCGTGCACCAGCTGCAAGCTGAAGACTAACAGAAACGCCTGGCTCAATACAGATGCCACGGTTGCCCCGCCAATCCTTGAGGACCGACGAAAAGCGGTTGTGATCAACCGTATGAATCTCGCATTCGTATACGTCCGAGCTACCAACCTGTGATAGCGCCCGAACCCATAGTGGATTCGCGGCAGCTAGAGCGTGGTAATAGCGCGGTTGTGTATGGGAGAGCACATTGAGGTCATTTTCGAGCTTATTAGGAATTGAACCCTTTAAGCCTCGGCAGTGGTAACTTGAACCTGGACCAAGACGCAACATTTGGTCAGTACGCACGGATCCCAGACGTCGAGCTAGATATTCACTTGCATGGTAGATAATACCACCCAAGTTCGAACCGTCGGTTCGATAGCTTTTCTCTGAAATGCGTTTGTTTGCTGACTCACATTGCTTCTCAGCTTTAAAGAACTTCTCAACCGCAACAGCGTGCACATCAACACCGAAATCGAAGAAAGGATTCTTCTTAATCAGTGCATCAGCTTGCGCATCGAGCCGATAGTCCTCCGCCGAATTGTAATCGATTGGGTTTGTATTCAAGACGGGTGTTTCACCGTACTTGATGGCCAAGAACACAGCTAGAGAATGCGGTGTATCAATGGCAACCAAAAGATCAGCAATCGTATTTCTGGTTAGCTCGGCTATGCCAGGGGCCTTAAAGTTCAGGCCTTTCATCGGAACTTGGTTCACGAAGACTCTCCACGGATTGGATCCGGTTTAGGTTGTGGGTGACATTTGCTTTACAGCGGCGGTAACGCTACTGTGTGCAAAGAAGTTTTTGGCGTAAGCCAAAATGTCATCACGGTCCGCAGACGACATAGTATCAGGCAGCACAAAGCTGAATGAGAACAATGCGCGATGTTGGATCGTTACAACTCCCAGAGCCGAAGTCACGGTACGTGGATCTTCGATCTTACCTGTTACCTTAGTGGCACCAGCCGAACCGTTGCTCCGAGTTACGAGAAGAGTAATCTTCTTATACCCCAAGAACATCGGGTTGGTTTTCTCTAACCAGGTGGCGGGCTCAAGAGCACCGTTCTGACCGAGGTAGGCTTCAAAAGTACGAGCAACCGGAGTCGCTGCACCATCGTTGATAACAACGTTTAAAATGCTAGGCATTGGATTCATCCATCAACGGAAAGCGCTACGGAGTAGTGCTAACGCGTTTGTGAAATGTAACGGTGTCAGTGGATTTTCGAACGTGGGCAACGGTCTGCTAGGTAGTCCTAGTTCACGCAGCTTTGTCGTTTTCTCACCAACAGTTACGGAGGGTTTAAAAACAGGATAATCCTGTTCGGTGGCCCGCTTACCTCGTTTACCTACAACAGTAAACTTAACGGTAGCGGTTGTAGTTACTGACGCCTCAGAGACTTCGAGTCCCTCAAGCGCTGTTAACGCCTCAAGATAACTGCCTACTGGTAGGAACCAGTCGACTACGAACGAAAAAGGTATCGCTTCCCAAGCTAGTAATGCTGGGTTGGTCAAGCCATATTCCGAACCTCGTCGTACAGCAGAGTCTTTAACCGTTAGAAAAGCTCCAACAGTGCACCGGTTATGCAGTTCGCAACGCGTAACCGTGTAAGCAATGGCATCTGTTTCCATAGACACGTATTCCGGAATGGAACGGTCTACGACTCGATGCACGCGCTTCCAACCACTGATAGTTGGTTTATCCTCGCATAGGTTGTACACATCACTTAAGAGTGGTAACCAACCGTATTGAAGCTCCAACCAGCGGCCCGCAATGTCTTTCGACACTGGGTTTCGCGGATGTACTTTCAAGAACCTTGCAGCGCGACGGAAGTCTCCTCGACGTAGTGAACGGTAGCTATTAGCTAGCGCAATTACGTTGTCAGATATCATGTCGACTGTTTCGGCTCTCGTGCGATATAAATCAGCGATGTTTGCCTTCATCTCTATACTCTTCTCGTAAAAGCGCGCAACGGTTTGATCAGTTAAATCTTGATCGTAATCGGCGAACGGCATGTACAAGGGTTGAGTCTGATAGATGCGACAAGGAGGCTTACCGTCCAGGAGTGAATCCCTGCCGATAATCCCCGGAACACAAGAAATGAATTCCTTACTCAGAGAGTACGGATTGGCTTGCAATTTGAGCTTGCCATCCACTCTTGGGGAGTTTCTACTAGACGACTGGTAACTTACTTGCTCAATAACCAACTCTTTGTCCACGACATTACCGTAAAGGTCTGTGTCTTGTACTGGAGTTGTGCGAGTGTAGAAGGTGTTCGGTCTCATAGATTCTCCAGGTAGCCGAAAG